TCCGCCTCACTTTCCATCACTACCAATTTAACGAACGGAAACGCTTTTTGAGTCAATGACTTTTCCGGACGTTTATAACTCGGTGAAAAAAATCCCATTTTCATATCTATCCTTTTTTACTGAAATGAATAACGCTCATCCATCCTTTCCCATCAATTTTCCCATCAAACTCATACCCATTTTCCTCCATTCTCTTCACAACCTCTTTCAACATCTCATTACTCTCATCCCCTAATAATTTCCGGTGCCACTCCATGCTAATCAACTCAATCCCCACCCAATCTCTAACCGCCATCATAATCTCATACTCAGCTCCCTCACAATCTATCTTTAATTTGTTCGGCCGGTATTCATTTATGAGATCATTAATGTTCCATGCTCTTACCTCTACAACGTCTCTACCTTGAGTCTCAATGATCCTATGTGCATCAGCCCCTTTCCCGGAATTGAGATAAAGCCCCACACGGTCAATCTCTCTTCCTACCACCGCACCTCTCAATAATACCACATCTTCCCCCATCTTGTTTTTAAACACATTCTCTCCCGCAATCATAAAGTTCTCCTCTTCCGGCTCGATCCCTACAACCTTCGCTCCCAATCCAGCCGCATACACCGCAAAGCTCCCTATGTTCATTCCGATATCTAAAACCACATCCTCATTCTGAATCAACAGCTTTTTATATGCTCCCTTCTTAAACACCTCATCAATCGAATATACATCCGTTTTATCTCTCCTCGCTTTAAACCGATATCCCCCGGCTAAATAATCATTCTCACCCTCTCTTAAAAGGGTCACCGCCTGAACTCCATCAAAGACTCTACCAATACCACGGCTCCACGGCTTCCCATTCTGCCGCTTGCTATACCGGCTATCAAGCCCCAACAAAGTCTTTGCCTGCAGAAAATCAATGTTCTCCTCAAACTTCAATACAATATACTGTGAACTTTTCCCCAATTCTTTGGAGAATACCACCTGTCCTGGCTCCTCCTTATCCAACCTCTCATCCTTTTTCTCCTCAGAAAACCAATCGTTCAACTCCGTTGTCTTAAATCCTGATTCCAACAAATCATCCACCTCAAAATTCTCTTTCATCTTCGTCCAATCCCATTCTCCTCCTGCCTTATTGGCGATCACATTCGCCCTCTTCTCTTTCTCCAAATCCCATTTTACCTCCCGGTAATTGTACCTCTTCCCCTGCCATACTACATACCCATAAGCAACCGTACCCTGTTCATCGGGCTTTTTCCACTGCTTCACATACTCAATCTCACACTCTTCAATATTGATCTGTTTACTCCTCTGGTTACCCCCCGGAAATTGCTCCGTAACCACATTGTAAATTTTCCCTGATAGATCGCCAAACTCTTCCAGCCACTTCCGGAGATCACTGGCATCCTCTTTACTGATTGTCCGTGGATTGTAATCCGGCTCTTTGTACTTCCTTTTCATCTCTTTTTTTGCATAAAATAAACCCTTTTCCGCCAAAAAAAAAGAACCGTTCCCCTCATCAAAAGGAAACGGCCCCTAAAAACTTATTAACCTAACTTTAATCTTGCCTCTTTTTACCCTTCCTCTTTTTTAAAAATTCATCCACTCCACCTTGCTCCCTCATCCCTTTCTCTCTTTTCTCCTCCATCTTTTTGTGATCCAACCTTTTCTCCTGCCGGTGTTTCAAATCCTCTTTCTTCAATCCTTTTTTGATCAATTCCTCATCCATAATCTAATCATTTTTTAATGAGAAAAGAAAGGGGGCAGGCCCTTTCAACATTCAACAAACGTCTCAAACATGGTTAAAAAATAAATTCAAAACACTCCCATTCCTACCAATGGAATATCATCAATCAATCCTTTGCACCTCTTTCAAAAACCTATTTCCAGTCACCCACCAATAATCTCCATCTGGCATCTCAATCTCCTCCTGATCCAAATATGGCTCACTATCACTAAACCACAAAAAAAATACACTCCCTTCTCTCGGATACGCATACACCAAATTTCGGATCATATCCAAATCCAAGGTCTTCAAAAAATCAATCATTCGATTAGCATCAAAATCATCATTACATATCCGCACATTCTTAAAAAACACAAAATTCCCCATCACCATTTTTTTGAGAATGCCCGGTGCATGACCACACACACCAGGCACCTAAATTTATAATTTAATCTGATCAAATTTTACCTCTCCTCCATACATCACCTCCATCCCTTCCGGAAGAACAGTGCAATACCCCAAATGCCCCTGAGTACCTTTCAAACAAAATCCACCTTTCAAATGATACGGCGGGCGGATATCTCCATGCCCCATTGTATGCACCTGAACTACTTTCCCCACAAATCCATTCTTTAACTCAACTTTATCTCCCATTCCTACCATAAACCCATCCTGATCATTTTCCTCCATCCACTCACAAATCCAATCATACATCCCACGAAAATCATTTGCTGTCGCCTCCTCTTTATCTGAATCCCACACCAAATACTTTTTACCATCTTCCTCACAGAGAATGAAAGTATACAATCCTTCATCCTCAATCATCTCCACTCCCTCATAATGATACACCATCTCATCCTCCGCATACTCTGAAAAACCATTCTCTCTCGGCTCTCCAACGGAATTCAGTTTGATACAACGAACAAAACCGGATAATACAGACTTTGAAATTTCCACCTTTTTCATAATTGATTTCTTTTTGATTGATTGATGTAACAAATATATAGGGCATTTGTGATAACTGCAAACGCAATGTGTTATTTTCTTAAAAAAAAAACCCACCCCCGTTAAGGAGTGGGCCACATAATCCCATTCAAAAAATACTAACTATATGTAAAAAAGACTTGAACCGAAATCACTTCATTCTCTTTATCGAAAGAGACACAATAAGGCACACCTTTAAATAAAGCCGCCTGATAATCTTTTTTTGGAGTCATGGTATGATTACTAAACACCTCAGAAACAATAAAGACTGCACCACCTTTTCTCTTTTCTTCCAAATATTTCTTTACCACACCATTCATCTCCTCCATGCTCTTTGCAAAATCCTTGCCCCACATCTCATCCTTGCCAAATGCTTTTATCATCATTTCTTTGACATTCAGATCATGCCTCACCGTATAAACTCCCTTTTCAACATAAGGTACAACTCGTATCTCTTCCACCTCAAACCCTCTCTCCATTTCTGAATCGTCCTCCGCATAAGCGAATATTGTGTTAATTAGTCCCATTCGCCATCGAGTTTAATTTATCACCTCTGCATATTTCTTTCTCAATCTCCCACCATAGCCGGTGCAAGATATCCCGCGCATTTTCCTTTTTCGATATTTCGAATGGGTAATAATGCCCACCACTATTCCTCCTCTTTATACACAATCCCTCAACTTTGTCCCACACTTCATCTCTCATGATCACATCCTCAGTCATTACCACAAACACACTATCATTCCCCCCATTTATGATCTTTACTTTTTCCCCACAAAACTCATGCACCTCAATAAATGCCGGATGCCTCGGCCCATAATTCGTCAAATACATCACCAACACAAAAACGGTCAACACGCTAAAGAAAATCACACTTTTCATAATTGATTGATTTTATAAATAAAAACTCCCTTTCATCCAGCTCTCAATGCTATCCGCCAATGCTTCCGCAAACTCTCTGATCACCTCCGGGTCTACCAATAAACAAACATCATCAAAATTATCAAAATACAAATGCTCAATCAAAACCGCCGGCATTTTAGTCCTATGCAGCACATAAAACTTTCTCTCCTTATCCACCTCTCCTGGCTTATCTCCGGGCCTCATCCTTATCCTTCCCCCCAACCTTTGATCCACATTTTTATAGTGAACCTGCGCAATGTAATCTGATTCTGTCTCTCCAATACTGGTATAAACTTCAAACCCTCTTGCCGTACCATCATGGCTATTCGCATGAATCGAAAAGAAGCCACAAAAAATCCGATTAAAAGGGTCATGAATCGTATTCGCAAACCTTACCCTCGCTTTCAAACTCACATCCTCATTCCAATACTGAAAAGGGATGGTATAGAGATACGGTATTTTCCTTTCCTGCAGGATGCTCCCCACCTTCAATGCCATCACTCTATTCCATACCCCCTCATAAAAATATCCATCACCATGTAGCTCCAATGGATGCCCTTTATGGTGAAACATCTTATCCGGAGCAGTTACATACTTGCCCCCAATCATCCCACCATGTCCCGGATCAATTAAAGCTATCTTGGTAATCATCCAAATATCTGTTTTAATCGGTTATACACTTGACCTGTCGCCAATACATCCTCTTCACAATAATCAGTGATTTTCTCCACCGCATCTCCATTCTCATCTCCCCAATACAAATCTCCCACCTCTGATCCTTTGAGATCATTTTTAGGGCTCTTCACTCCCAACACTAAACACAGTGCAGCCAGGTTACTAACCTGAACCGAATACCGATTGTTTTGGCGGTACATATCCATTGTGTCTCGAATCCATGTCAACTCCCACGGCTTCACTTTTCCGAATTTGAACACCTCCGGCACAGTGATCCCATTCACTATCATCCTCGTGACTAAATACGGGATATCAAAATTTTTAATGTTATGCCCTATCAGCATCACCTTTTTCCAATCTCCCCGGTTCATCCGGTCCGCAATCAACTTTAACAACGCCCACTCCGGAGTCTTTGATTTTACATCCATCCCGGTGTAACTCGTCATTTTCTTTTCCACATTTGTGATCCCGGAGAAACAAACCACCTTTCCGAATTCAGGATAAAGCCCCGCCCACTTTTTATAGGCTTCACTCACCTCCAACTCCGGGTATTTCTTTTCTGCAAAATACTTCCACGCATCCTGGTAATCCGCCGGCGCATCACTCAGCTCTTTGTAGCTTCTTACTGTCTCAATATCAAATACCAATTTCATCTCTGATTTATTAATGGTTAACAATCTCTTTTTTAGGCCAATCACTCGCCACACTTTCCACCTCCTCCACACTTCCCTCTCTCATTGCCCACGAACTCCACCACAATCTCATCCTGATCCCATTCCTCAATCTTACCACTGCTGACCAACTAAACCTCAATTTACTCAATTCCTTCTTTTCCATCTTCATCTCCTTTTTGATTATTAAACTCATGCCTCTCACATGTCTGCCAAAACTCTCTTAAAGTCTCCCACGGTGAAAGCTCTCCGCCTATCTTCAATTCTTTATTATACTCAGGATTCTCGCAATGCATGTGAGTGATTTTGCCTAACCTAAAACTAGGCCCTTTAAACTTACAATTAAAACACTTCCTTTGCCTCACAACCTATCCTTTTTTGATTAAAAACTCATTGTCATTGTATACCCCCGGGTAACTTCCTGGCACCTTACCCCTCTTTGCTGCCTGAATCTCCAACCTCATCAATACATTCCTCACTGTCACTCCGGAGATCAGCGTTCCCGCATCTCTTCCATGCTCATTCGATCTCCCACCATACCCTGTCACCTCTTCAAACTGAGCCGCATTGGTCTTTGTCGGCATCTTCAACATATTCGGCTTATCATGGTATACCTTCCCTCCTTTTTCATCCCTGTACGCCTTCTGCCTTTCACTTGGTGCCACTTCCAGCACCGGTATACCCTTTTCCTCTAAAACCTGAATAATCAGCTTTGCAGCCGCCTTATTTTGCCCCACTTTCTGGCTGTAATTCATTGCAATCCGGAATGAAGATTCAAGGTCTTTGATATTTACCTCCGTGGGCGGTGACTCCCGATAATTCAGCTTTGGCTTTTGGATTGGTATCATGGCTTTCTTTTGACTAAACCCTGCCCAAATCAATACTCTCCTCAGAGTCTTTGTGGCACCTGATTTCATGGCCCGGAGCAATAGGTTATTCACATAATCCTCCAACGCTAATTTAAACATTCCCCACATCTTAAAGCTCGGTGAATCCAAATCAGGGTTTTCTACCACTGCCACCACCTCATCAAAATCAATCCCTCTTTTTTTGAACTCCGTGGTTATCCACTTCAACATCTCCAACAAACTCCCTCCCTTTACGATGATCAACTTTTTATCTTTCCCGATCGCCACACCCATCGTGTTTAATCCCGGATCAATCCCCAATAAATATCTCTTTCCTCTTACACTTACACTCATATCCAATCTTTTAAATGATGAAGTAAATAAACAATAATGTATCCCACACCTGCCAACTTTAATAAAACCCACATCTCTCCTCCCTGAACTTCTTTCCTCAACTCTCTCTTTAAATCTATCAATTGGCTGGCAGACAATCTAAACATTTCGCTGCCTCCCGCTCCTTTCTTCGCTCCCTTTGGCTTGAAATTCCATTTTTTAAACTTCCGGTGCAACCGGCTCTCCACTCGGCTCGCTTCTTTCACTCGATAAATAGCCCTCACTTTGATCTTTCCCGGAATTCCATCAGTAACATCCTTTACTCTTTGGCTCGGGTTTTTGGAGATACCTATTTTAATCTCTCTTTTGAAAGTCAAAATACTGATCCACTCTCTCCGGCTTACCCTCTCCATCAAATATACATACCGGGTCATTGGCTTCTTTCTCCTCTTCATACCCCATTTATCATCCTGGTAATTATAATGATTCAATTTCTGGCGGATCAGAATCATGCAACAGCCATGAGATCATGTCATATGCCATTTGGTTCACCTGATCCAATCCTCCCTCTTCCTCAATAATCTGGTCTAATTTTTCCAACATCTTCTCCATTGCATCCTCTTTGCTTTCATCAATCATATCATTCAATTTTCGTGATTAAAAGTGTCATTAATACGGATCATAATATCCGCCATCTCTAAGGACTTTCGCATCAATTTCAAATCCTTTTTTATCAACTCTGCATCATAAATCTCATCCTCACTTTTGGGCTTTTCAATCATTGATGAAAAGATCTTGCTGCCAATCCTTAACCTCTCTTTCCTTTGATCCATTTCTCTCTCAATAATCTCACTGCAAGCAATTGACAATTTCCTGATATCTTCCGGATCATTGATCTCAAATCCCATCTTCTGCAGGACTTTCAATATCTCATGTATTTTCATAACTCCCTCTTTTTTTTTAAAAGGAGCCGCCTTTTGTTGGCAGCCCCCATAAAAGAAAACGTAGGTTGATCTTACAAAGAAATGCCTAGCCCATCATCTCCGGCGGCACTTCCTTTCGGTTCTTTTTTCTTCCGGCCTCTCTTCGCCGGCTCTTTTTCTTCCTCCTGTTCCTCCTCTTCCTCATACCCATCCAACAGGCTCACTTGTCCGGGGCTTTGGTTCTCTCGATGAGCTACCGCCTTATCCAAATACGCATCATACGCCTCCTCAAAAGCAGCCGCAATAGTTTTCAAAACCTCCGCTTTCTCGTCCGGGTCTAAACTGATCGCTCCGGATTTTAATTTAATGGAGATACTGCCATTTGAATTCCCATCACTTTTAGGCATAAAGACCATTGTGCCATCAATGCTCCTCTCTTTTCCATTTACCGGGATATCAATATCAGCTGATAGATTGAATGTCCTCTGGCTCTCCTGTACTACCAAAATTTTCATATGAATAGTGTTAATTGATTACATCTTTCAAAATATGGCTTTGCATCCTCCTCCCATGTTTTTGCCCACTCAATCAAACTCTCCCGCGCTTCTTTTTTTGATCCATAACTTTTCCCGGATAATCCCGGGTAAGTTCCCGCACCATGGTAATTTCCATAATGTTTCCGGAAATCATAGCCAGTATACCACCGCCCATCCTTTTCCGCGAACTTTAACGCTAGGTAAAACTTTTTCCCATCCTCCACAACTTCTCTCTCCGCATTCACACAAACTCCATTCTCATTCCAATGAAACATAATTCAATCTCTTTTCTGATTAATAAATGATTCAAACAACTTTATTTGCCCTGATTCCTGGCAAATCATTTCATCATCAAAATACCCTCTCGGTAATCTAGTGTCATTCAAACTCCTTTTCCATTCCTTCCGGAAAATCTTTGTCGGTACACTAAATACCAATGGGTGCTCCCACCCCTCTCCCTCACAATCAAAATAAGAATCCCATGTCAAAAAACTACTCCCATTCTTATCCCCTAAATACTGCAATGTATGGTAATGGTTTTTCATTCTTACCAAACTATGCTTTGGCAGAGATATTGATGCTTTTAAATTCATCCTCTCAACATCTCTCTCCGCCTCCTCATTCGATCTATAAAACCTCATCCAATACTCCGGAAGATCACCCATTGCTCCTGTCTTTTCCCATCCCTTTTAAATATTCCTTTATCGCCTGATCCCCTGGCTCCATCCTTTTCACTTCTCTCTCCCTCCTTTGCTTCTCATGGCTCACCTCTGATAAATGCTCATTTAACGCTTTATTTGATGCCCAATGATGCCGCTCCTCTTCAATCTCAGCCAGCCATGATATTACGGTCGGGTAATCCAATTTAAAAACCTTCTTTTTCCTCATCCCCAACACAAAAGCCATTTTTATCTCCGCAATCTTCAACATCTTAAACTGCGTAACAATATCCTCCGCCAATTCTAACTGATCCTCTTCTGTGAGATCATTACGGCTCCCAAACTTTTTCACCAATCCCTCCAACATATAAAAAATGAGATCAATGGTTTTTTGCTCACCTTTATACATCACCATGCTGGCAATACTTGGGCTATTCAATTCCTTCGCCTGATCAAAATTGGTCGGCTTTATCTTCCGGTCCACTGCAATTTTTGGTGCTACCTCAAAGACTCTCAATGCTCGATCCACACAAAACACTCCTGCCCGGATGATCTTATTTATCCGCTCCTTATCCTCCTCATCTTTGATCAACCCAGCAAACCGATAAAACAGCTCCGCAGGCTTCCCGGCATTCCTGGCTTTGTTTGGGCTTGCAACCTTTATCACCACCTTTTTTATCCTCGCCACTCCATCATCATCCAACACAGTCTTATCCACCTCTCTCTCCATCTCTTTCCAATTCTCTCGGAGAACATTGAGAACATTCTTTCCAATAGGCCCAACATCACTCACTCCCTTTTTTACAATCTCATTTTTCATCACCAAGATTTTAAACGTTCTGCAACACTACGGCTGATATCTCCTCCCATCCTTTTGCCTCCATTCTGAGCCCTTAACTCCTTATCCTTAAACCTTTTTACTGCTCTTGCAAAATTCGGATTGCCTTCCGCCTCTTTTGCTTGCTGTATATAGGCCATCGCTTTACCTCCAAACAGTGTAGATGGCTGCAAATACTTTTCCATGTCTCCCCCCATCCACTCAAAACATTTATACATTATCATCAGCTCCAACACCTCCCTGCTCGCTCCTCTCTTCATCAACTTCACCACCTTCATCACATTTCCCTCTCCTCCAAGCTCTTCCAAAGATACAGCAAAACCTCTTCCCGCTGTTTCATTCAAACATCGCAACACCTCCTGAGCATCTTTGATCAGTTCCTCTTTTACTTTCTTCTTTCCTTTTTTCACTTTCTCCTCTAACGGAAGATCAAAAGACCGTTGACCACCCTGGTCAACATTATGAGGATTTAACGGAGGATTTAACGGAGGATTTATTAGAGGATGTATCGTGGTTCCATTTTGAGAATTGCATTTCTCAGATTGAGAATTGGTGTTCTCAGATTGAGAATTGCATTTCTCAGATTGAGAATTGGTGTTTTCCAAGGCTTTCAGCACTCTTTTATACCAATCTGAATAAAGCCCCGTTTTCAATTCTTTATCCGACTCCAACCAATGATCCTCACCTCTCTCCAATGAGCGGTATGCCTCAATGTTTACGGTAAACCACCTTGTTCGATCATACCCATGCTGATTCATGTCAGAGCGAGAAGCAACCAAACACAACTCCTCAAACTCTTTTACCCATCGGTAGATAGATTGCCTGCTATACTCCGGGTACAACTTATCAAGTTTTCCCATCCGGATAAAGAACCAATAAAACCCATCCTTTTCATTTACCTCCATTCTCCGGTAATATAGATAACTACGGGCCATCTCTTTCAAAATCACCGCCTTTCCGGGATTCTTAAACAGTGCCGCTACGTTCACATTATAGCTGTGATTTTCTCCGGCTCCAAATTCTTTACTCTCCTGGCTCATTTGCATCCATTTTAAAATTCAACACCTGATCTCTCATCTCTTCATAAAACCTTTGATACCCTTTCCCTTTCTCCTGAATCTTTTCCATTTCCTCCTTTAAATCACAATACACATCCCACAATTTATTGTACACCTCCATTTGAACTACCCGGCTTTTATCATTACGCTTATTCCATTTCTTCACTATCGAATCAACAATTCGTTTCCCATTCCCATTAAAATCGCTACCGCAAATATTAGCAGCACATTCAACGCACATCGCATTAACATAAACCGGTGACGTAGGCTCTTCCGTGCTTGATACCGCCAACGTGGCATCATTCCCGCAGAACGGGCAACACTTCAGCTCATCTACAAAAAACTTTTTCCCTTTTACCTTTACTGCTCTCTTTTCCATTTCAAAATCTTCTTTGATTAACAATAAAAATTAGCCATTCCCCATATCACCACCTGAACAATGATCAACCAAAAATAATGAGTAATCACCACCTCTCCATTCTTTCCTCTTTTCTTTGGAGATATCATCTGTAGGAAGCAATAAATTATCCCGAACACTAAAAACCACAATTTCATCTTAATTCTTTTTTGATTAAAAAAAGGGAAGCAGGGCAGTACCCCACCTCCCGAAATTCCCCCATCACCCTAAAATAAATTCTTTGGCACATCCTTCCATCTTCCCGTCCTGGTATTGATGGCCTTTTTTTTCCTCACCCTCGGCCTCTTCCCCTTTTGCTTTCTCTCTTCATACTTCAAAACATCTTTCCACTCTGGTCCTTTAGGGGCTTTCCCACCGCCCTCAATAGGTACAATTCCTTTGTCTTTCATCTTCAATTTCTTTTTGATTAACGAATAATAACAAATATAAACACAAACGATCACAAATAAAAGCCCCCGTTATAACTCCTCCCAAATAATATCTCCCAATTCAATCGCAAACCACATTCCTCCCATCCCTTCCGGTGCCCATTCCTTTTTTACTTCTTTGATCTTTACACTCTTCACCTTTACTTTCACTCTCGGCTTTAACGCTCCATAACCATTCACAAAAACAATAGCATCCAAACCCTCTCTCTTGTAATTGACTCCAGGCTTTAAATACTTTCCTCTCATATCCTTCCGGATCAAACGAGATATCCAATATTTTTTGATGTCCCGGTACTCCTCTTTTTTGATCCCTTCCCGGATCATATCAAACCATTTCTTTTTGATCGGTATCTCAATGCAACCATCTTTCATCATTCATATTTTAAAGGTTATCCATTTCAATCTCTTCCCACCTCTCTCCATCTTTCATCACCAGCATTCTATGGAGATCAATTACTGCCACCAAATGATCATCACTCCAATTATTTTCCGGTTCGAAAAGAAAAGACATAAAAACCTCTCTGTCTTTTGGTACAACCAAATACCTCATCACCTTTGCTTGTCCTCCCAAAGTAGCTTTTTCAATCTTCTTTGCCACTTGGTTAATTACCGCAGGCTCCGGGTGAGTAATCGGTAAAGAGATCATTCGCTGTAAAAGCGCCTTACTGATCACACTTAATTCTCTAATATCAAACTTTACATCAATCATAAAAAGGTAGTTTGTTCGCGGGGATATCCCACGCAGATTCAACATCAAACATGCTTATCAATGCCAACACATCGCTATCCAAATGATAGCCAATTTCCAGCAAATGAATCGCTATGCTTATTTTCTCAATTGCTCCCTGATCAGGGAAGAGCTTATTGCTTTTCAGCTCATCTCTCCCCATCATCAGTAAATCCATTACGGTAATTTTAACCATCCGATGTCCATTAAGTGCTTCACAAACAATGAAACAAAGAAGATAAAACAGATCAGAAAAAACGCAACCAAAACAGGTCCCGCCTCCTCTGTTCTTTTCCGGTGCTTCATATCATAATACTCCTCCTCATCTCTCCGCTCCCTTTTCCTTTCTTCATCAGATTGATTCCACATCACTCACTCTTTTTGGTTAAAAAATCATTTCATATTCAAACTCAAAGTATCATAGTATTCTCTGGCATATTTTACCCGGTATTTCAATTCCCTCAAATACTCATCATCCCTTTCAAATTCAAAGACCTTCACCCGATGCTCCGCCGGGATATGATCAACAATATGCACAGAGTGAAGCTGGGCCACAGCCTCTTGGTAATCCTCTGTATCTTCATACCCGAATTTCGCAAACAGCCTCTTTTCCTCTCCCTCTAAAATCCAAGCCGGAGTACTTACCAGGCAATAAACGAGCCTAAAAACTTCCTTTTTGAAAATGTCCATATACACCTGCCCCTGTCCAAAATACAGCGGGTTCAATCCCTCCTCCCTGATGCGGAAGAAAGTCAAAAGGTTCCAACTGCTTTTGTAATCCTCCACAATCTTCGGCAATAGCAAATCTGGCTTACCTATAAACCACTCATTAAACTTACGCCCATCCCGGTACAATGCCCGGTACTGCCCCTTTTCCGGAAAAACCTGATCATGTAACTTTACGCTATCCGATTCCACCGCATGGCCCTTCAACATTTGAGGAGTCACCACCGGCTCAATCGCCTGATAATTCAGCCCCACAAACAAATCCTCAATCATTGTTTTTGCGGTCTTACCTAAGATGAAGCCTCCGGCATCTTTAATGGCTTTTTTCTGCTTCTCCATCTTGGTCAACATCCGCTGGTTCAGCGTTGATGTGAATCCTAATTTACCTTTATAAACTCCCTCTTTCCTCTCCCTCAATTCCACCAATTTCTCCTCATCCTTTTCACTCCATCCACTTCCTCCCACCATCAATGCACCCGCTGACGATGCCCGGAATAAAACATGATCCTTTTGAATCCGTGGCGGCAATTTCTTTTTACCCTTCATTTTCTTCCTCTTTGTGCTGCAATTCTAACAGCTTGTTATCAAATTCATCCTGTACTCCAAATTGATCCACATAAGGGGCCAACGTTTCCTCCAAAAAATTCACACTCTCAGCCGAATCAATGGCAGATAGCAGCCGGTTCCTTTCACTCTCATATTTTTCAGCCTCCAATGATCCTCTCTCATTGTCAACATACCTCACCTGCTCTCCCTCTAAAATCTGCGCCTGATCAGATTTCAACGCTCTCGCCAAATCCGTGTCATCAATTGACATCGGCCCATATTTTGAAAGGGTATTTTTGATCACCGTTTTCATGCTCATGGCAATCTCTCCCATCTCATCCTCCCAAATAGAGTTCTGCCCTCCATAACTTTTCGAATACTTTTTGGCATGGGCATTCACTTCCTCTTTAGTCCAGTAAACCGTTTTCTCAAACTGATTAACCAAACGGAAATAAAACGCATACCCAACAATCCGGTCTTTCGCTCCGGTCCAATCCATCACAAGCTCCTCCGTCAACGGGTTCCAACTCACAAACTGCCCCTCAAATACCGGGATCGCGGTCATCTTTTTGAACATCCCCGAACGCTGAGCCAATTGGATAAAGCCTTTGTAACCAATCTGAAACTGAGCTACCACCACCACCTCAAATTTGCCATTGCTTTTCTTCCGTTTGATGTTATACGGGATTATGTACGCTTGCCCTAAGTTCGGGTTTAATGACAAATTCAATACAGCCGCTTCCGCTGCCGCACTCAATACACTCTCCGGCTCTGCTTTCTGCAACCGGTAACTACTGTTGACCACCTGAATCACTGTGCTAAGGAACATCCCCGCCCGGTTATCCAACATCTCCTCAAACTTTTTCCTTACCTTTTCATCCTTGAAAATGGAGATACTTGCCGGTAAATTCTTTTGATTGCTCATCTCGTTTTTTTTGATAGTGATATTAATCCAGCTTCGTAAGATCAATGATCTCATTCAGCCGCTTAATGTCTTGTTCCGTTTCCTTCATTCCATTATGAAGCATAATTGTCAACGCATCCGGAAGGCTCAATTGCTTGCCATACAACAAATGGTATGTTTCCTGATAACGGTTGATCACTTCCCGGATTGATCCAGGCACTTTGTAATTGCACCCTTTGCCATCCTCTGCTTTGATCTCTTCAATCTTCTTAAATTTCTCCTTCAATGACATATCCTTGCGATTAAAATAGGGGAGAGCTTATAACACTCCCCCCACGGTTAAAAATTACTTTTCATTTCGAACATCACACCGGTTTGCAATCCCCATCAATGAGGTCGCAAATGTTTCAATCTCTTCCCTCCGGTCCGGAGCAGTTTGATGGGCATAACTGGTCATTGCCTGGCTCACCGCAAATACTGACGATGTATCACCCTGCTTTAAAAAGCAATCAAACACATTCTCTCTCTCCTTGTCGGAAAAGCCACCCGCATCACAAAAGTTGTTGACCGCATCCATAGGGTACTGCAATTTCCGCGCAGCCATCTCCTCAATCTCTTTCACTTTCTGACCAAGGTAATCGGGATCAACAAACTTCCGTATCTGATCTCTCATTTGCTCCTCAATGAGCGTGATATTTGCCCGGTGCGTTTCCTGGCTCCATTCTCCCTCACTCATTTTTCCTCCTAAGTGAGTCCGCTTAAAGCTCTCCTCTTTCCACACCATACCATTCCGGCAAGCCAAAATCACAACTCTCGGAGATACCGCCAGCGCTCCATTCCCTACCTCACTATTTTTCAGGACAAAACCGGAAACGATTCCATTGGATATCCCCAAACCACCATTTGCACCTCCATCCGGATCACGGTAGTTTTTCAGGGCTTCACTCGCTTGATGCTCAATCTCTGGCACAATAAACCGCACATACATCCGGCGCTCTGAAAGGTCCACTGTATCTACCTGAATATTCACACCGGTCTCCTCTTTGGCAGCCATCACCGCCTGCAGAGCAACCGCCAACATATCCAAATTATCATAGACCAAATACCGGTCAGACAGCAAAGCTCTCATCACTCCTTTCTCTCCTCCCTCTTCATCCAAATAACTACGCACTAACATCCGGCGGCTCTTTAACTCACCCTTTTCAGCCACCTCTTTATTGATCCACCCATTGAAATTCTGAGCAGCCAATTCCGGATGATCACTCATCATTCTCTGCCAATACTTACGCGGGATATCAAACCGGCCGGAAATTTGCTCATCAGCCACCTCATTGGTTTTCAACTCCACATACTCTCCATCCACATCAACTCCCAATCCTTCCAACATCTTCACATGGTCACTCTGCACATCTTTGATCACCACCACACCATCATCATTCATTTTCATATCCTGAATCGGCAGGATGATATCTTTCCGCCGGCTCTTTAAATCATTAAGCCGCTGAATCGCTTCCTCTAAAGAAGCATTTTTAAACTCCAAACTTTTCTCACTTACATTGTTCAACATGACAATTCCTTTTTTTTTTGATTGAAAAAAAACCGGGAGACAACCGCCCCCCGGCATATATAAAAATGGATACTCTACACACCACGAGTTGCAGCCCATTCCGCTCGGGCCACATCCTCAATTGATTCCTGCTCTACAGGCCCGGAAACAAACCACTCATCCCCACAATCATCGGACTCCAAAAACATCTCCAATAATTCCTCTACAATATCCCTTCCCAGTTCTCCGGGAATTCCGGTACACTCCATCACAAAACAACAGCCCTCCTCATCATATTTTACCAGTCGATTTTTTCGCTGGTCAAACAGATACTCATCAGTATTAACTGATAGGTGCTTGAAAAAATCTACCGCAGATATTTCAATGAGCTCATAATTTCCATCCTCAATGCGCTCAACTTCAATGGTACGATGGCGAAACGAATAATCTGTGATTTCCATAATTTCTAATTTGATTGATGATTAATTAACTCCCTTAAACGATATAACAAATATAAGGGGCATTTATCACAACTACAAACGCTGACTGTTATTTAATTGAGATAAACCTTTATTTCTTGTTTTTCCGCTTCACTTTCCATCCCTTCCAAAAACTCCTTTTTCTCCCTCTTATTTAACCCTATTAAGATACCCGCCAAACCTTTCTCAACTGGATATCCAAAATTTACTGCTCTTTGAAAGAGCCGCCCCATCTCTTTCATCCCCTTGAATTTAAAAGAATGCGGATGGCTTACCATCTGCCTGCCGTCTCTCTTCAAAATAACAAACCTTTCATCCTTCACCATATACACTCTGAATTCCTGGTCTAGCGCGAACAAAAATACATCATCTCCAAACTCCTCTTTTAACCGATTCATGCCAAACCGGCTCCCCCAAACTCTTCCCTGTTCTTTTGCAAACACAACACTCTCAACCTTTACTCCCTGATCATAATCCACATTAACCATCACCCTCACAAAACTCCTATCAATGCTCACTCTCATCTCCCCTAATTCATATACCACACCATCCTCAAATTCCTCTCTCTCTCCAATCGCCCTGGCATACATCACCACATTCATAAAAACTCTCTTTAATTCATTGCTCGCTTTCTGATCAAACGTTTTCATTCTAAATCCTTTTTTGATTGATAAAAAAATAGGAGACAATCAATGCCTCCCTTTAATATACTTTCTCATTATTTACTCCTCCTCATCCGCTAACCCATTATCAAACTCTCTCCTCTCTTCATTTGACATTCCCGCTATCAAACCATTCAAAGAGCCAACAATTGGCGCTCCTGCTCTTGCATACTCCCCAAACATCCGGCCAAATTCTTTGATCCCTTTAAATTTCCATTCACACGAATGATCCATAAGGCACACACCATCTCCAGCATGGAGCTGAAATCTATTTTTTGAAATAGAAAATATCATTCCTCTCCCATCTTTAAACAAAACAAAAGCATCCGGATGATAATTTTTAATCAGCTCCTCCATCGCTTTCCAGCTCCCCCATACTCTCATACTATCTTTCAACCAAAACACACTCTCCTCTAAAGAAAACCCACCATGATCCACCATCACTCTTGCAATCACTACTTTATCTGTCTCCACAACATCCACACCCTCAATGTCCACACAAACCTCATCATCATTGATGTAATCAACATCCCCAAAAGCCTCCGCATATTTTTGGAGATTTTTTATTACCTCCACATAAACCGCATCATTTCTACTATCAAACACTAGCTTTTCCATAATTCAAAATCTTTTTTGATTAACAATTGAATCACAAATATAACGGAAGGCTATAACAAAGTAAAGCACTTTGTGTAATAAATAAAAAAGAGGCTGACCAGACCACCGGCCAACCTCTCCAACTATGAATGAAAAACACTCTACCAAATTTATTCCTCTTCCGGCAGAAAGGCAAACACCATCTCCTGTACTCTGTCCATCCTCATCTCATGCATAATCGCAAACCTCCTCATGGTATAAATCATAGCAATTGGTAAAAACTCTTGCTCAACCAATACCGCAAACCCACCAAATAAATCATCATCAAATTCAATCCACCCTTTAAAATCCCGATAACGTTTTAACTCCACGAATAAATCATTCCTGCTATTCAACATTTTCAATTTGTTTGATGTCACAAAATCACCCTAATTCAATCACACTCTCTCCATTACTGTTTGCCTCATACCATGCTTGATCCAGCCTCTTCAACATCTTATGCCTCTCCGCTCTCCTCTCCATCACTTCCCGGATCAACCTTTGCCCATACTCCTCCCATGTCTCGTTTACCCACTCACCATCTCCTTTCACACACTTGAAAACCTTCAACCTTTGCAAATCACTCAAATTCGGATCAACAAAAAATGGGTTCTCAACATTCTCCAACATCTTCTTTTCTTCCCTCACTACTTTTCCTGTCTCCCCATATTCCGCCCATACCACCAAATGCTCAATCTCTTCCGGCAACGGGTAACGCTCTCCCGTTTTGGGATTCAAGGTAGCCACCATTATATCCTCATACATTCTCTCATACCTCTGCCTCTTCATCCAATCCAGGTAAACAGACCAAACACCAACTCCCACAACGATCCCAAATGCAATCACCAGCCCTCCAATGACAGCTCCTAAATTTGTCAAAACAAATCCGCTGACAATCGCAGCAAAAATCACAATCACTTTTTTCATAACTCTTTTTTTGTCAATAATTGTCAATAATCTTTTGTCAATAAACCCTGTCAACCTATTCGGCTATTTTTAATTGTCACCCTTGAATTGTCACCGCTTACATTTATATTGACTCCTCCACTATGGCATCCACACCTTGTCAACGCCTCTCTCTCCTCCCGCTCCCATCCTGGATCATACCCACCGCCCGGGTCTTTCATCTGGCAGGCTAATGCAAGCCCTCTAAGCAATCCTTTTACCGCTTCCCATCCGATCATCAACACCAACCCTAAAACAGCCCCTGCGCCTTTCGCAATAATAGGAACAGCCCACATTACTCCCTCAACTGATCCTTTAACCAATACCCCCCCAATCATCAACGATCCCTTTGCTACCTTCCGCACCGCTCGCCTTTTCCAGGCACTTACCTCTTTGATCTTTTCCCCATCCTTATTCAATATTTCATAATCCACCAACTCTCCATCTGCAACTCTATTGATACCCCGGTGAAAGTATTTTCTTTCATCTTTACTCCTCATAAATCATTGATTTTTAATGCCATCATTTTCAAAAACATCCAAATGCAACTTCTTTGCCACCTTACTCCTCTCAATCCTCCGGGGTAGGGCTTCCGCTCTTCCTCCTCTTTGCCGCTTCTTTCACCGCTGGCCCTATCTTTTGCACCCAGCTCACACTATATCCAAGAATCTTCGCCACCTCTTTATATTCCCATCCAGAGACGATATAAGGCTTTGCCAATTTGAAAGAATCAGGCTTTAACCCTTTTTCCCGGATCACCAACCAATCAAACTCATCAAGCTCCATCCCCTTCAATCGGTTCCTCCCATCCGGCGCAACCTCCCACTCAAATAAATTCACCTCCTCATTTTCAATAACCTTTCCTTTGACAATCTTGCCAGCACCCCATTTGATATCCTGGTAATTGTCATCCTCTTCCTCTACCTTTTCAATGACAGGAACCTTTTTTGTTTTCATCTTTGGCAATTCGATCTTTTGACCAACTCCCAATATGTCATATAGCCATTTCATTTTTTGTCAACTTTACTGTTCATACCAATTGACATAGTTGCCAAAGGTATCGCCACACTTACCATCACTTTGCCAATGCCAAACGAAACATCATTCCATGTCCCCATGTCAAAGACTTCGAATGCTGACAAATGCAGCAACATTTGAAAAATGAAAAAACCTGCCGCCCACGCTTCATTGTACCCCTCATACTTTCTTTGGTGGATAAATGCAGCATATCCAATCGCGACTCCCACACAAAAGAATCCCGCCCCGGCTATCTCCCGCAATCCTCCCGCAATCGTGTTCATGGCAATCCAGGCACATGCAATCCCATCAGCACTCAAAAGAACTAACAACATCACACCAACAATATTTATGTCTTTAGATGGCCCTATTTCAACCTCGATCACTTTTGGCTTTTTCTCCTCTCTCCTCAAACCCTTCCTCTTTTTAGGCTTCTCCGCTTTCTCCGCCCCATTCCCTTTCCCTGATCTCCTCTCTTTGATGTACTTCAATAACTCCCCATCCTCTACCTGGTCATTATACCCATTCGGATGGCTACAACCTTTCTCAAAATTGTACTTTTCGATATCTCGGTATACCGTTCGCGCACTTACCCCATACTGGTCTGCAATTTCTCTCACTGTCATATCAACTCCCTTTGTTTATCACAAATATAGTCCATCAAAATATAAATCACAACACCCTCCCTTTTCCATGCTTGAAAATGCCATATCAATACAGTATATTTGCTACTCAATTTCTTTTTTGATTGACTCCCCAATCACCCCATGGTCAGCCCTTCCCACCGGGCTGGCCATTTTTTTTGCTCATCCATAAAAAAAGAGCACAGTGACTTTTCACCATGCTCTCCAATAAAGAACAAACACCTGTAAAGAGATTCTTTACAACTGATCCACCGTGATCTCTCCGGCTTTCAATTTTGCAACAAGCTCTTTCTGCCCTTCCTCCTTACCTTTTTGGTAGGCTCTCCGGGAGATCAGCGCAACAGCGGCAAAAACGCCATTCTCAATTTTGACAATATCTCGCCGGTTCTCTTCATTAATTGAGCTCAGTTGCTCACCAAAAAGCTCATCCGATTGATCTCGCTCAGAAATAGATGCTTTCGCCAGTTCATCATCAATCTCCCCGATGCCGCGAAATGCCGGCGTAGCTTTCAACGCTACATTTAGGATGGTCCCCAAATCATCTCCATTCACTTTCCCATCCTCGGCAACATCTACCGCTCCATTTACTGCAGCGCCAAAAAAGCTCCGAAATTCACTAGTCTCTTTCATTTTGCAATTACTTTGGTTTAAAAAATTATTGGTTTCTACTTTTCCTCACTCCATTCTGAAACAGATCAACAATACGTGACCAAACATTAACTCCCGTAACCACCTCCACATTCTTTACATTTGACCTAAACTCTTTGGCTGAAAGCCCAAAGGCTACACTATAAGCAACCGGAGCCACTTGTGTGAACTCAGAAACAAACACCACATCCATCCCTCTGCTTAATGAAATAAGGATGGTATAAAGTATTATTTTTTCAACAGTCACTCCAAGCCTCCTCAGCTCAAAACCTTCTCCTTTTTTCTTTGATGCCTTAACACCGGTATACGCATCCATTAATACCAACACTCCAACCAATACGATGTAAGGAGTGACAGGCATAAAAAAAGAAGTAACCCATCCGATAAATCCGGAGAACAACCCCAACCAAAAAGCATAGTCAATCTTAAAGTTCATGAAATCACTGTTTTTCGATCGTCAAAATTTGCTTTAATATAGCATCTTTGAACGGTTTCACCTTTACAATCTCATCCCGTGATGGCCTTAATCTGTCCGAATAAATGAACGTAAAATAAACCCCTACCTCATCATCAAACTCGATCTCCGGCACACTTCCTCCTCCAATCTTATTCTCCACCGCCCATCTTGCACGAACTAAAAAACGATTCTTTGGCTTGTCCTGGTCATACTCTTCCGGCGGCAAATCCAGCTCAATCATTCTCACCATCGTTTCATTCACGGCATTCTTATCAAAATTGCTCGCTATGAATACTCGGCCCTGCTCATCTCTTCCAACGACTTTCTCCACCGTCAGGTCTACACCTGAATTTTTTGCCGCATAAATAAGGAACTGACCAAACCAATGTGTAGCACTTGCAAACCCCATTTCATCAGTTAACACAATCGCCCGGTTATTCGGATAACTGTCCACAAACCTCTTTATCTGATCATACGCCGCCGCCTGGTCACCTTCTCCATTTCCTACCACAATGACGGAAGGAACCTGCAGAATTCTAAACTCACGCTCTGATTGCCGTCTCCAACGAATCACATAATTTTCCCCATCAAATTTCACCCCTGAAAATATTGGCTCATCACCTGGCTCATTCGGCTCATCACCCGGCTCATCCGGCTCATCCCCTCCATCACAATCAATTCCAGGTACATCACATGGGTCCGTGTCTAACATTTTCGCCACATACAAAACCCCCATCCCATTCTCAATGTCTTTTCCCTCCGGAGCGATATCCGTGGCAATGTAATCAAAATACCTTTTGGCATTTCTTCCTCTCAATACAGGCCCATACTTTCCATATGCAAGCCCCATCAACCCGGTGACAAAAGGAGCTGACATTGACGTTCCTGATGCATGAGCTTGACGATCATCCGGCATCGTTGAATTAATTGATTGTCCCGGCATCGTGTAATCCACTTTATTATTCATTGTCGAAAAACTAGCCCGCCTCATATTCGGTGCTAATGCCGCAACTGATCCAGTCCAAGTAGATGTACCCGGGTATCCTGGCCCCTCCACTCCGGAGTTCCCTGCACTTGTTACCCAAATAACTCCTTTATCAAAAGACTCTTTTACCGCATCTTCAAAAACAGATACCGTGTTGGTCACTGCTCCCCAACTATTATTTAAAATCACTCCCGTTCCATTCTCCAATTCACTTTCAAAATATTGGGTCTCACTCCGGGCCATATTCGCAGCCGCAACGAATGATCCTGATCCTCGACTGTTCAATAACTGAATGTCTTTAAATCGAACATTTCCTTTAGCTTTCGCTAATTCTGCCAACATTTGAATGGTGATGCCTGCAACATGCGTACCATGCCAATGCTTTTCCGCATCTCCGGAATAATTAGAACGCGGCAACCAATTGAAATCATCCAATATTTTATGATCCTGATCCACACCTGAATCACAAATTCCAATCACTACATTATAATTCCCACACTCTCTCACTGTACGCGCTCTCACTGAGGTAGGGTAGACCACATCACGGCCCCAACTTTCTACAGCTTGAATTTCTCCGGAATAGCTTTGAATCAAAGGTTCAATACCATATGCAATCCGCTCAACGGGACTCAATACAATATCCAATCCTTTTTCTTTTTCAGCCTCAAACTCTTTCCTCGCTGATCTCAACTCTCTCCGGCTCACTTCCTCTTTCATCTCCTCCGGAAGCTCACCATAATTCATCAATTGGGCATCGATGCTGAACGTCAGCAACAGCCCAAACAAAATCAACAAATTTCTCATCTCGAAAATCATTTTATTAATTGTTTTGAAAATAAGTGTTAAGTCTTGAATGCAAATCAGACACCTCTGCATTTGTAAGGTGCTCACCTACAAACATGCATTTTATGTGAAAATCTCCTGAATTATTGCTACCAAATGCCGTGCCATTGAAATTGACAATTCCCACATAAATATCTAAGCTTAGGGGAGTTAAAGTTGTAGTTGATAAAAAATCATGCTCTAAACTTCCCCCCACAAAAAACTCTAAATCTCCGCTCGTTTGAGTCAAAGTGAATGTGGTTTCTCCTCTTGCACTTGTTCCCATTTCATAAACATTCCCCACTGTGTTTGCGCCAAACTGTTCACTTGTTCCTGATCTCATCCGAAACGCAGAGCCATTATTCGAGCCGTTTACAGCCCCGCCCAAAAAAGAACTATTATCTGTCCACTGGATATTGTCAACATAAAACCCAAAGGTTACGCTTGTTTGGCTGTTATTAGGCCCATCAGACATAGCATAATTGGTATCAAAATAATTGCTCGCATCAGTAGAAGTATATCCATCTGACGTTGACCAAACGGGTGATCCAATTATACTCCCAGATGATCCTGTAGGGTTAAGCCAATTTATGCGGTTGAAATCTTGAGCACCTGTATGTTCAAATAAAGCAAAATAATCAAGCTTAGACCAAATCCCATCCGCTTTTAACCCCACTACCATATCATTTAGGAGATCTTGTTGGGCCGTATTCGGTGCCGTCCACCCATTTAACGAGCCTTCATCTAATACTGCTTGAAAATCTGTATCATAAGATGGTGGCCCAACCCCAACATTTGGCACGAACATTCCATAATACTGCCCCTGGCAGACTCCTCCAATCAACATCATCAATATTACAAAACTATGTTTCATTCCTGAATGATTTAATATCCTCCTGGCACATAGAAAAATGTACCATCATAAATAAATTGTACCATCCTTCTGCCATCCGAAAGTATTGTGTTGGGTATCGTGCTTCCATCTTCATACCGAAAATCCGCAGGCCAAACAACAGTATCCGAATCATCTGCATTTTGAAAAAGCGCAACATAGGCTCCTCCTGGTACTGCACCTATCACCGTGACGGTTACAGTGCTCAACCCCGCCATGTTTATTTTCTGAAAAGCCTGTGGCTCATTTCCAGCAAAAAAACTGCCATTCGTGGTTGTCAAAGGCGTATTTGGAGTTACCGTGTCAAACTCCCTATCAATACCATCCAAATGAGCACCCAAATCAACAGTGTTTGGGTAATTGACACCGGTAGTCCGGCTATAATTATTAGGGACAAACCCCACATTTATCTCATCAGTGTCCACCGTTAAATCAATCTCTCCATTCGGATCATCATAATTAAATGAAAACCCATCACTGTGGCTTCCATTCGGCAGCATAGGCCCTACAAAATCCTGTACTTGCTCCTGCGTTAATGTTCCTCCTCCACCTACGACTCTATTGGCTGGCAGCCATTGCGTGCCATCTGAAATCATCAATGTAGTATCTAATTGATTAACGGCTATTTCTCCAAAATCTCCCGTCCCGTTTGTATTTCCAACTCGTACATGCCCAAATAAATCAATCGTGCAAACTCCATTCAATGACACCAAACTATTGTTCCCATCGACGGTCAAAAAAGAACTACCACTGCTCAGAAAAACACTTGCATCTGCATACAATCTCAAATTCGTGCTACCTCGAAAATCATTGAATGTATTCGGCATCCATATATCAATACCTGAAATTCCATTCACATCTCCCATTAAGATGGTATTACTGTTCAGAACATTGGTATCAGCAATGCTTTCAAAAACATTGATATCCGTTAAGGAAAAATTGAATGCATTTGATCCATCATTAATATCAATATCTGCATCCATAATACCTCCCAAATCCATCTCATTTCCACTCAATGTCATGGCATTACCGGCATCCCTTCCTCCTCCGGTGATCGTCACTGTTCCTCCTCCATCGGAAAGAGTCAGTTCCCGTGTACCATCATTCCAGGTGATCCCCTGAATCTCATTCGCCGGATCATTGTCAGCATCATCTACATTATCCGTTATTGTAACCGTTCCTCCTCCCAGGCTCAATGTGATCTCATCATTTCCATTTGTTCCCGGGGTCCACGAAAAAACCTGTAACTCATTTGCTATACTTGCATCAGCATCGTTTACCGCATCCGTAAAACTCCCTCCGCCATTGGATAACGTGACCGTAGAGCCAACTTTAAAGATTGTCTGCAATTCATTTGTGGGATCACTATCCGCATCATCCACATCATCCACTCCATCACTTAGCCCCGTAGTCCCCGCAAAGATCAAATCAACATAATTCCCTGTAAAATCATCAGCCTCATTCATATCCCATCCACTAAATCCGGATAACGTTGGCAATAACCCTAAATCAATTGAAAAGTTGCTGCCCGGAGATGCCACCACAACATCAATCTCCTCATTTGCAACATCCAAAGTTCCTCCCGTTGCAACCCCATCCGCAGCTCCTGAACTTACCGCATCAATTTCATCCTCCAATAAATCAATGGCAATCTGCACATCACTTGCCGCAAGCCCGGAAGAGCTGTTGTCATATGGCACCTCACTCGCATCCTGATCATCAGTGCCGGTATTATCGGTTATTGTGATTGTCCCACCTCCATCACTCAATGTAATTTGATCATTTCCCCCTACACCGGCACTCCAACTCAATGTCTGTAATTCATTTGAAGCATCAGAATCAGCATCATCTACCTCATCAATGATCGTTACACTTCCTCCTCCATCGGATAGAGTCAATTCCCGCGTTCCATTATTCCAGGTGATCCCCTGAATCTCATTCGCCGGATCATTATCCGCATCATCCACATTATCCACACCATCACTCATCCCCGTGGTCCCCGTGAAATTCAAATCAACATAATTCCCACTAAAATCATCGCTCTCATCCGTGTCCCATCCATTGAATCCGGATAAATTTTCTATCCCTATCAATGATCCCGAAAAGTTACTGCCCGGAGATGCCACCGTGTAATCCAATTCATTATTTGCCACATCCAGGCTCACCGCCGTCAACACCCCATCCGAAGCTCCTGAGCTTACCGCATCAATTTCATTCTCTAATAAATCAATAGCGGTTTGCACTTCTGTTGCCGCAAGCCCGGAAGAGCTGTTATCATACGGCACCTCTAACGCTGTTTGATCATCGGTTCCTCCTCCTCCTGGTGGAGCTTCATCAAACTTTCTCTTTAGCGAATCAATAGCCTCCTGCACATCATTCACATTCAATGGCAGGTAACTATCATTATACCACACCTCTCCCGCGGTCTGATCATCCGTCATTGGGCCAATATCTCCCAAATCAATTGTATACACTCCATCCACATTTGAGATCACCACATGTTCTCCTCCAATAAGTGTGTCTATCTCATTACCTTTCAAAGAATCAATTCGACTCTCTTGGTACTCATGCAAACTATCAATACCCAATCTCACCGCATGCACCAAACCACTTTCCATTGTGATAAATAGGCTGTCATTTGCATAATCCATCAATGTGATACTATCTCCATTCTCAATCTCTCTCAACAGACTATCAAGCCGCAAAACATTGTTCATATCAATCAACCCTTTGCTCACATTACTCAATCCCTGGTCCTCAACTGATCCCACTGGTATGATCCCTTGATCAGTTGGCCGGTGTACTTGTCCAGTTCCTGCAGGAGATGGCTTGCCAGCCACACGGCTCTCCACCGTGATATCAGCCTCAAAATTACTCGGCGTACTGTGGATGGTTATCACCTCATACAGATCACCGGAGCCGTCCATTATCTCATCTCCCGGCAAAATGTTTTTCACCGAAATTCCTTGATTGTATCTGTCTACAAAATTCAACAAATCCCCTCGATGCTGCTCACCGCTGGTATTGGTGAAATTCTCAAAAATGCAGATTCCAACAAATTCTTTTTTTATCTGACCTATCAAAAGAATAGGTACAAAGACCATTACCGATATCAAAAAATTTCTCATTCCCATGTCGTTAGATTTATTGTGATTTCAACTTTATTAATGTTGTTCAGATTATTAAAAACAATATTGGTCTGTCCAACCGTTACCGCTTCATTCACACTCACATTTTCCCCCTCCAAATCAAAAAGAACTTTATTGCTCCCATCCGCTCTCTTTACCTTAATTACGCTGCTGATAAACTTTCCAGGTAAAACAAATCTCACCGTAGCGGCACCACCGCTCATACTTCCACTGTCCAACGCAATCCGGAAGGAATGAGGTGTACTATTTGCCCCAAACGTGACCACAAACAAGCCATTTGATGGGTTCGTTATTACAGGAACATCGCCCCAATACATCACAGTACCGTTAGGGTTAATTCCTCCGGGCTGTGGCGATCCTGCAGTAAACCCAAACGCCTCCGATGCTGGCCCACCACTTGCTCCTCCTCCGGATGGTATCTCATCATACCATGCAGCCGAATCAATGAAGTCTGCAAACTGTTGCTGAGTCGGCTTGTCATTCGTTTCGAAATAAGTTTTTGCTACTGTTCTGCTTACCTGAGCCATAATTTCACTGTTTACTGAATGATAAAATCATCCCCAATTGCCCAAAAATCAATTCCCTCCTGCGCCGGCGTTCCGCCTATTCGGAATAGGTTACTTTTTGCAAACGCCCCACACGCTGAGCTCTGAGCTTCTAAGAATAAATAATTCGTTCCCACTGGTAAACTCACCACCACACCACCACTCAATTCACTATCCGTGTATGCTCCCACGAATTCATTCCCTGAATCGGTAACCGCCCACAGCTTGGTTAATACTCCAGGTATTGCAATTCCTTCCACCGTGTTTGTCAAATCATCATACGATGTAATTCGAGGCTTAACCAACACCCCTCCACTCGCAATCCAATATTGATCATCCGGAGAAAACACCACATCCCCATCCACTAATGCCACACTGTCAAACCCTGATCCATTCCACTGCTCCAATACAAAATCCAATGATAGATTTTGCACCACCACATAATCATCCTCCTCCAAACTTCTCACCACATTTCCACTATCTAGATACTGCCCATTATTGTACAGTTTTGTGTTGGCTACCAAATCTCCCACCGCTTTATAGTTAACCGGGATGCAATCCGATGGCTCCACCACATAGCTGTTACTATCTACCGGGTGACCACCTACCACCACCACCGTGTCTGTTTTAAATTCAAACGTCACACTTGCCACATCTCCAAACTCAGTCCATTCCGGATCATTCATTTCTAACTCATCCACTTCATATGTCCTCTCATTCCGGTACACAAAAATCTCAACTACATCATGTAACTGCACCAACCTCATCACATCAATCAAATGCTCCGGCAGCACCACATTAAACCGATGCCGTTTAAAGCTCACCTGCACCAACTTTTTAACCCTTCCCAACCTCTCCACCACTTTCTCCTCATAACCATATCCTGGCTTAGCTATGTCCGTCCTGAGATAAATTTGCCCTTTATACGGCGCTCGGTAAATCAAAGCTCCTCCTGGTATGCAGAATTTCTCCTGTAAATGGAAATAATCAATCCGGATTAAATCAACCAACCTGTCCAAAAAACAAAACTCATCACTGTACCACACATTGCTCCCATCACTCATCCGAATATAATGCCCACCCAATGAATCATAAGATAAATCTAGTGTCCCCGGGTAAATTATATTCTCCGTTCCATCCTCATTGTCCACCACTTCCAATCCACTCAAACTCATCTCACTCAAAACATCTGCCTCAACACCATCACTCACTCTCACCAATACCAGCTCAGATATTGCTGCCCCACTCGCCTCTCTCACAATCTGAAATGGCAGAACCTTGCTCTGCGGGCATGGCTGATCAAACCCTCTACCATACGAGTACCAAACATTCCTCAACTGATCAGAAAGAGAAGTATGAAAAACAAGCCCTGTATACTTAGATAATGTCATGAGCTAAAGTGGTTTTGATATTCAACGTGGACAAATTGATTTCTAATCTCTTCACAATCCCATCTCCCAATCCACTCCGGATCAACCCCAAACCGGTCAATTTCTTATTATACGCAAATTCCAATTCTTGCCTCCTTGCTTTCTGACCACCACCAATGTCAACCTCCACTCTGTTGATGATCAATTTTTGAAAAGGCATACCTGATTTAAAATATTGCTCATGCGCATAAATAAATGATGCAAATCCATTTTGCAACCTGAAGCTCTCCCCATTATCCAATTCGATATCAACAAACGGCGCAATGAATCCACCGGGGTCCAACACCGCCTCAAAGAACCCAAAACCTCTTGGGCTGATCTCTGACGGGTTCCCATACATATAGTCCACATCAGATGTAAACTTTCCGATCTCTTTAGGCTCAATTTGATCCTGTTGAGCATACGGTGATGTAGATTCAATTGCATACCCTTCAAATGCCCTACTCATTTTATCCATCATAGAGAACTCCATTCTCACCGGTATCTCTTCCTTTGAATATGTCCAGGCATTAGTGCCATGCGTCCATGGCAATCCTGTCTGTGGATCAACCAACATCGTCAAATCCACCTCAACATTCCCGCTCACATAATCGCTCCCATTTTCAAAGAATGATTTATGCTCAATTCTCAATCTGTTTTCCTCATCAACAAACCATGAGCAATTGTGGAAATTTTCAATCAACTCCATAATGTCCCGCAACCTGATTTCCGCTCTCGTTGCCGCCCTTTCATACTCTCCCTCTAAGATGTTTGATTTAGGCACAATCACCGGGTACTTTCTCACTCCTCTCACTGGATTGTTATCCCCATAAAAAAAATCCGAATACTCCGGCGTGTTGTCAAATTTAACCTCATCCGTAAACTGCTTTAAAATAGAACTTATCGCATCATGTAACTGATATCCATCATTCACTCCGATAACTTGACCAACTCCATAAGCTCCCGCAAGGTCCTCCGGATAGTAAAACCATACACTATAATATTTCCACTCCGCAGGACTCACTGCAAACGGTTTATCAATTGCTCCGGAAGGTGCTCCACCAACCGGCTCTTTAAAGTACCTTCCTGATAAACCAACCGCATCACTGGCATATTTCCCCCACCTGGTAGGATCATCACTAAATTCTGAGCTCAAAACAATAGTTGGCACATTAGCCTCCGGTATCACCCATCGGTAAACATCAGAACTCGGTGCAATATCATCCTCTGGCAACTCCTCACCCTGGACTCCATTCAATACCTCTACCGGTGATATCAACCGGCTGTATATCTTTAGCTGGAATCCATATATGTCCGGGCCATTAAAACCTACCGGAGACAACGGCACACCTTGCTCAAAATCATTATCATTAAATATCGATGTACCAAATGGCACCGGGTCCGTTTGATAGATATCCTCCCCATTTGATATACTCCGAATCCTCCACCGCCCACTAATGCGCGCAAACCGGTACACTCCATCATCCCGGGTAAATCCATTATTGGTAGCCGTATCAAATAAATACGTCCCTGACACATCCACCGGCATTCCCGGATAATGAGGTATGATTGCAATCGTTCCAACCGTTGTCACACTAAATTTGTAATCATCCAATAACTCCGTTTCATTATACGGCGAACCTGATCCACTAGGCCGCAAAACCGGCACCTCAGAATTGGTGCCATTGATGTAATTATTTATGAAGCTCGCCCCACTTACATAAACCTGCAAAATAGGTTGAACCGTGTACCGGATTGCAGATGTTTCCGGCGCTATGTCCACCAAATTATACTCCCTATTCAGCCCATTCAACACCTGCTGAGTCCCTGAATTGCTCTCCACCTTAACCTCCACATTTTTCTCATCATCATCCACCGTGGTATCTGATTTAGAAAACCTCCCTTTGAAAAACAATTCAAACTCTTCCTCAAATGGGTATTTGATATAGATATTGAAAAACAGCACCTCATTCGGATCAAACCCCATAATCAAATCATAATCATCCCGAACAAAAGTCAACGCACCACTAAGGCTATCTGTGAAGTGATCACCTCCATCAGCTCTCTCCAATAATTTCGCCAACTCATCATCATAATCCGGTGACACCTCATAAACTGTGTCCCCTGATATAATCTCAAAACGGTATATAGGATTGCAACTCATTACACGTAAATTCTTTTTTTATTCCCTCTAATTTCAAAGCTCCTACCTTTTCCATCAACTCCCATTTTCTGCCCTCCATTCTTCCGGATATGATACAAATGGCTTTCCATTCTCGATGTATCAACGCTCACACCTGATCCAACTCCCCAATGCATTGCCATCTCACTCATATTCCCAAAGTTATTCTCAAACACGCCTTTGTTTAAACTATCCACAATCTCAGGCAGAATACTTCGGTATTTCCTGGTTGCTCCCGGATTGAATACCGCCAACGCTTCATTTTTCTCAGCCCTCAATTCTGAACCTCTTCCATCATGCCCCACATAAATATCATTTCCCGATGCATGACTACCACCATAATCCAAAAACTCCAAACCACCCTTTGAGAACAATTTGGTAGCCTGAAACGCTCTCACCTTAGCAGCCGCAAATGATCCAAACATCAATCCAATCGCCGCAAGGTTGAAAGGGAATTTAACGTCTTTGAAAATCTTTGCAGCCGCCGTTATTAAACTGCTCGCCTGAGTAACAGAATCAATGGCCAATTGCGCTCTCTGCGCCCTCTGCCGGTTCTTCAACGCTTCCTTTTGATTACTCTCCGCATCCTTCAAATCCTCTTGTCTCGCCTCGATATTTGCCGCCAATCCCTGCTCTGACTTTGCGATCTCCGCCTGTAACGCTCTTTCCGCACTCGTCACCTCTCTTTCACTGGCCCTCACAGCTTCCTCTGATGCCTGAACTCTGGCAGCCGCAAGCTCACTGATTTTCTGCTTTGCGAAATCCACCGCACTCCCCAACGCTTCTTTTTCCTTATCACCAAACTCCAATCCCAATTGGCTCAACAATCCACCCTCTCCCTGCCTGATCCCTTCTCCGCTTGACATTTCCCCCACAACATCACTAATATCTTTCATTGAATCCTTTGCCTGTTCGATCGGCAACAATAACGGATCAAGGCTTTGGGAGACAGTACCACGGCTCTCCTCAATAGTCTTTTTCAAATCCCTTTCCGCTTCATTCAAATCCAATACTGCCAACCTCCTCTCTTTGATGATCTCAATCAATCTAGTTTTGTTGATCTCCGACAAATCCAAGGCAGCAATTTCCTGAACCAATCTAGTGGCATCGCTTTCATTGATCAGCGCATTAATGTCAATATATTCCTTTGCCTGAGCTTGCAAATTCTCCACCTGCTCCCGAAATGAAAGGTCAGACAATCGCCGTGTTTCATCCAATAAAGCTCTCCTCTCCTCCGCCGTCTTTGTTTCATCAGCAATCAATCTCTCATTGATCGTTTTCTGATTGTCAAAGAGATCAATCAATATGTCCAAATTGATCTCTCTCTCATCTTGAATCAACATCCGCCGGCTCCGGCTATTTTCCTGAACCGTCATAGTATATTCCCTATTCGCTTCAGCCAGCGCAACAAAAGCCTCGACCTGCCGGTCTTTCAAATCTTCAATCTCCCGCCCCTGCGCTTTCTTCAATTGAATCTCCTGGTTTATTACATCCAGATTGTTTTGCGCAATCTGAACCTCTAAACCTGCCCGCTGCTCAGTCGCCTCAAATGCCGCTTCACTCGCCTCTCTTCTCTCTTTAAATGACAACGTAGAATCTTCAACAATAAACCTCAACCTCTCCTCTTCCGTGATAACCGATTGAAGAGCCTTAGTCAATTCCCGGTTTTCCTGCCGGTTCGCCCGGATAGACAACGCCAACGCATCAAACTCCTCTCTCGTCCTGCGAAGGTTCTCATCAAACTCTTTTCTCTCTCCGGAATCTAACCCCGTGTACATCTCCAATATGCCATCTCCTGCCTCCCTTGCCCCCTTATTTATCAATTCCAAATCTCTCGTGAAAACTCCTCTCACTAATGTGCCGAATCCTTTAAATATCCCTACCGCTACATTAAAGCGGTCAATAATAAATTCTTTAAATGAATCACCGAAATCACTTAACGCCTGCTTTGGATCAGTGAACAAATCATTTAACCCTCCGGCTAACGTGTTCATACTCTTCACCAATATCCCAAAGATGCCATTTAAAACACTCCCCGCTCTTTCCAATAAAATCGCTCCCTCTTCCGACTGACGGAATGCATCATACAAAGTTCTCAATCCGACAAACAACAACCCCAACACCGCTAATAAAGGAGTTTTGCTGATCAACTCCATCGCATTCCCCAAACCAAAAGTCTCGCTTATTCCTTCCTTGACAGCATCTTTGTAATTCCCCACATTCAACGCAGTCTTACCAGTCTCTTTCTGTAACTCCTTCATCTCTTCATAAATCTTCCTAGTCTGAGTCACAAGCCCCTCACTGGCTTCCGCGGCTTTTCTCTGCTCCCGGCTCATCGCATTTAACCTCTGTTTATTCAATGAATACTGAGCAGATAATTCATCATAACTACCCTTTGCGGAATTCGCCAATTTGATCTCATTCCGAGTCTGCCGGTTGATCTTCTTTCGCTCCTCTCTCAGTTTCGCTATCTCCTTTTCCTGATCACTATACGCTTTTCTTAATTTCTCCTCCTCTTTCGCCAACCGGTCAACCTCCTTTGCCGCCTTCATCACTTCATCCCTCCCTGATTCCTGAGCCACATTTGACTTGCTCACAACCTTTTCAAGGTCTGACAAAACACCGTGGATCTTTTTTATCTCTTTCCCCAATAAACCAAGCTGCTCGATCCCTTTGGAGATCGCCCCATCATCCTGGTAAATATCACTTGCCTTAATCGGATTCATAACAGCTTTATTTTACTCCCTTTCCCCCTTTCTCATTCCTTTTCATTCTCTTCTCAATCAGATCATACGCCCGGTAAAACTCCATCACCGTCATCTCCTTCGCATCTCTCCCCATCTGTTCTCCAATCACCAAACACAAATCCTCAAAATTCAAAATCGCTTTTGCCTCCTCTCCATCACTCCCACTAAAATTCACCGGCTTCACCATCATCAACATCCTCTCATGCGCCATTTTCAACTCTTCCTTAACATCCTCTCCTTTTACATTCCGTATCATCAAAAGCACCCATTCCTTTACTGTTGATACCTCCGTTTTTATTCTTGCACTCTCTCTCTTTTCAGGGAAGAAAATGGCAAATTCATCATCAATTTTTTTTTTACAGCTTTTAACATTTTCCGCATCTGCCCCATTGTCATCCCCATTTCTTTCAACCTCTCCACCATTTCCAATACTTCCTCTTCGCTCCTCACTCTCACTGGCACCCCATTTACTTTATACACCAATGATGCAAAACTCATCATCTCCGGATTGTTTTTGGTGATCACAAATACCAAAGCCTGCATCATGTTATCCAATTCGCCTAATCCTTCCTTATTCTTGCCGATCTCAAAAAAGCCCCTCATCCTGCTCATCCTTCGGTAGACGGCATCCATGTCTCCTCCTATGTTGGCATCTATCGCCACATAAAGATTGAACCGTTGAAAAACAGCCATTGGCATTTTATCACTCGAATCATAAACCTCAATCTCATTCCTTCCTATCTTTCCTTTCATTTCTCAGCATTTTGGATAATACGATAACTCTAAATCAATTCTCAAAGCTCCAAACGGCTTCATCAGAAACTGCCGCTTTATTTCCTGGCTATCAAAACCCTCATAAATATCTCCTGCAGATGTCCTAAACCTTAATGGCCTTACCCTTGACCGGCTAAAGAATTCCGTTTGAAAAAAATCCAAAAACACTCTCATCATATTTTGGATGCTTTTCTCTTCCCATCCTGAACTCCATACACTCCGGTAATCAAAGAACACCACCAATCCAATCTCATTCACAATCTTACTCACCGTCACACCATACTCGATCTCCAACGGATCATCATTGATGAAATAAAAGTAATTCCCCAAATGAGTATCCGGAAACATGCTCAAATATTCCATCCCGCCATTCAACACTCCCGGGTAAGATACTTCACCAATACTGTTCTGCCTCACTCTCATTTCCGCCAACAAATACCCCTCATCAATCCACAATAATTTCTCCAACAATCTCTCTCTGATCTCTACACATACATAATCCAGCATCTCCGGATCATCCGGTATAAAAGCACTTCTGTTCGATATCTTACCCATTGATCATCTTTTTAAACCTCTTTATTGCCTGCGGCTTTATCACCCCACCCAACACTCCCACATTTTTTTGAGTCAAACCCAATATCTCCGGCCCATACTTCCTCACCAAATCAATCACTTTCATATCTCCAGCCACCAACTTAAACTCCTTTCTCCCCCATTTCACTCCAACGCTTTTATGAAAAGCCCCGGTATCTCTCAATGTGACTCGGTTGGTAGGCTGTCCTTTCTGCCTTTTAATCACCTTGGTGAATGCCGTGTATTTTGGTCTGATATCATTTCCATCAGCCCGAATCCCCTGAGTATACATTTGATCCTGCGTATTCATCGCCTCAATCAAAATCTCCTCATTCTTCGCCAGATCAATTATGATCTCCTCAACATTATCCTGCCATTCCTTCATTCCCTTCATTACTCTTTCCAAACTCTCAATCATATCACTCCATATTCAATCCTCGGTTTCTTACATGGCAGGCAAACCTTATCCAATGAGCTGTTATCCAACCTGATCCCATTCCTTGCCTTGATCCTCTCATTTATCAATCCTCCTTTATCCTTGTCCCCCTCATTCCCATGAAGCTCAAACATCAATAACTCCCGGTCAATCATCGCCTCTCCTCTGTTTAACCTCCCATCCGCATTGTGGAGATACTGGTTTAATAGAATCGATGCAACATGCAATCCAATCAACTCCGTGAACACTTCCCGGTTATCCAGAATAAAGCCCGTGTAATCACACCTTACACTGTATCTCATATTGATCCCCATATTACTGCTGTATTGATACTCCATTTTTGTCAAATCCCACAAATTCCCATCCTCTCTCTCCACCACGAACGGCGATGCCAATAACATATCCGGAGCAGGCAATACTTTCCCCTGCATCGTCAACTGAAAACGATCACCCATGCCATTTACTGACATACCACTAATTTCACTTTGATCATAAACCACATAGTAACTCCCCTCTCCACTCAACTCCCACCGCACCTTTTCCCACTGCATACCTCCATTGCCCTGGTAATTCACTACCACATTTTCCACCTCTTCCGCAGTATATGAATTGAATAACCGTAACGTGACATTTTGATTTTCGCTCAACTGGATGCCAATATCTTCCAGGCACACCAAAAGCTCCCGGCTACGGATCGGCACTAATTCTATTCCAGCCCATTCACCTCTGTTGATATCCAATTCCTTCACTCCTGCGCTAACCGCCCACAACTGCGATCTCCCCAACACACTCCGCGCACTTTGTTTCACCAACTTCTCATTAACCCAATCATACAACGCTTTCACAATCCCTCCCTCTGTCTTTTCCTTTAACCACTTGGTAAACGCTTCATTTCTCTCTGTTGCATTACTCCCTAAAATCATCAGATCAGGGCAAAGGCTTACCAATTTATCAACCGTCAATAATGGATGATAATCATTGTAATACATTCCACTATCGCTATTCAATAATTCCGCTCCGATCTGTACACCATTCGAATCTTCATTTTGCCTCCATCCGATAAGGCTCAATAACTCGCTCTTAATTAAACTCTCTTTGATCATCTCTCAAACGATTAAAAGCAGCCACCTGACTTGGTGACTGCAAAGGATAAAAAGGATGGCATTAGTGGTATAAAAGAGATGGAGACAAATCACGCCTCCACCTCTTCATCTCAGCTTACGCAGTCTCCAAATCAAATTTGATAATAGGAGTTGGGATTGTTGCCGCGTCAGAATTGTAAGGGGTCAAAAGCGCAATGTCAATCGCCCAATCAAACGCCTCCTCTGTGGTACGGCTCAAACCGCTTGTACCGGCATGCAAACCACTTGCATCCACCTCTTTGGTGTAGTAATACGATCCAAACGGCAAACCGATTCCAGGCACCTCTACCGTAGACCATTCATGGCCATTTGGCAAACGGGTTCCATACAATGAATCCGGCTCCACCCGGGTAACAATACCCAGGTTTCCATCAGCAACAGCAAAGCCCGTTGCAGACTTACCCACAGCATTGGCGATCTCATTGGAAAAATGGAACATCTTGTTCTGAAATTGAATGGCCCGGTTTTCATAGTTCGCATCAGAAAAGCCCGCCAGCCGGTTCAGTACGGATTGATACCCCTGATTGCCAATCACATCAAAGGTCAGACCATAATAGTCATTGCTCTGCATCATTGGCGAAAGGTCAGCCAAAATGTAGCTCTTCGCAAGCTCACTCAATCCTGTCTCACTCACCACATTCCCGGAAAACGTATGGCCTCCTGTGACCTCTCCGATCACCTGAGTCTTTTCCGCATCCAACTTCGCAACAGCCAGGCCCTCCAAAGTCGTCATCATCTTCACAATCATAGCCCGGAATTTCTTATTCCAATCCTGCTGATAGGAAATCATGTTGTTATGGTGCTGCATCGGGTACATCTTGAATCCATACGCAAGCGTACTGTATGTGATGGTATACAATACACTGGTATTTTCATCTGCAGGAATCACCAAAGGTCGAGTACTCCGAATCGTTACATCTTTGTACTGAATCGCGGGTATCTGAACCGTGTTACCAAATGATGCCATCACCTTCTGCCGAAGATCATCAGTGATCCATCCGGAGCCATTTTGGCGCATGAAAGTATTGAATGCTCCCGCACTCGTTACTCTGAATTCGTTTTTGTCAAATTCCGGCGCATCTCCTATGAAATTAAGCGCCAGCGTGTTCGCTAAACTCATTATCAATTGATTTTAAGCGCTGGCCCTTTCGCGCTTGATTTTAAAAAAATTCATTTATCGCAATGGGAGATCACTCACATTCATCCCCTCATACTCCTCTCGCATCTTTTTTGAATACTCCGGCGAATCAGCGGCAATTCCTGCCCTCATCAATGCTTCATGTATCAACTCAGTCGCTTCTCGCTGAGTCTTTGGTTGACGATCCAACACAATACTGCTTTGGCCTCCACCTGCAGGCGGCTCCGTTCCTCCTCCTCCCTGACCTTTCCCTCCATTACCGCCATCCACTTTGATCAAATCTGTCAAGTTCTTTTTGACCAATTCAAAAGGGCTCATTGGCTTATTCAGGTTTTTAGGGTCCGTCACAATATTCCCATCCTGATCCCGGAAAACTGGCACTTTATTCTCCCCATCATTGATCCAATCCCTTTTGTACTTGTTCATAACATCCTCCACCACAAACCGCACCTCTCGCTCCCGGATCGTTTTGGGTATATTCTCATTGTACTCGATTCCATTCAGCCCACCATAAATCTCCTGTTCGAATTTGAACCGGTCTAATGCATCATCTTTTTCGGTGAGCTTCTTTTGGTAATCATTTTCAACCTCTCCTAACTGATCTCTCACCTTTTTCAATTCACTCTCCTTGTCATTCAATTGCTTCCTCAGGTCTGCCACAACTTGGTCTCCGCCACCTTTTTCTAGGTCAGCTTTTAAACGGTCTCTCTCTTCCGTCAGGCTTGTGACCTGATCTTTCAACTCCTGGCTCCCTGCGGCGGAATTCTTAGCCTCCGTTAGCACCTGTTTCAACATTTCCCACGACTTCACCGTCCGGTCTTTCTCTTGCCCAAATACCTCTTTGATATCCTGATCAAGCCGGTTCCAATGCTCAGCCGTGTTATCTTTCACAGCCCGCTCAACTACACTGCGCTCATCATTTTGACTCAATGAAACAATGGCCCCTATCTGATCATCAGTAAGACCTTTAAGCGCTGATTGCTCCAATATGTTATCCCTTGTCAATGCCATCTTTTAACATCTTTTTATGTGGTGAAAAAATTAAAGCTTTTTGATCTCATTGTAATCTGGCACCCCTTCCGGAAGATGGAGAACTTTATGAATGATCATCCCCATACTGCCGGCGTACCGCGCAAAATTCCGCCATGCTTTGGGATTGTATTTTTGAATCCGGGGTTTGCTCACTTTGTTTGGCGGCAATTCCTGATCATATGTCACAACCTCCTGAAGCACATGCACATCCTTTTCCTCTCCCTCCGGCACTTCATACTCAATCTCATCTTTATTGAAGCCTCTCACCATCGCATCCACATCATTGTCCAGCAATTTCTGCAATACGCTCTTTTCATCCGGCTTCACTCCGGCAATCACTTTTTTTTCTTCATCACCCTGATCATCTTTGATCACCTTATCAACCTTGATCTGCCCAGATTCTTTCAACTCCGCTACATACCCACGCACCGTGTTCTCCTGTACTCCCATCCGGTCCACACACATATCCACAATTTCCTCCTCCGTATATAGTCCGGCCTCATACAAGTCCTTCACTACTTCCAAATTCTGCTTCTTTGACATCACAAATTATTTAAAGGTTATTGATTACTATTGTCATCAATTTCTTTCTCAATTTCTACCTCACTTTTCAAGGTAACCGGCCTCCGGATGTTCCCCCCATCATCCCACGCTGTACGCGCTTCCTGGCTCATTCCCGGTACTCCCATCCTTTGCCTAAAATATTCCTCATCCTGGCTCTGAGGAGTTACCGCCCCTGCCCGTACTGCCACCCCATACACATTCATTTTATCCTGTAATTGATCCTCACTCTTTACCACCATATTTTCCTCAACATACCTCACCATTTCCTCTCTGATCCTTTTTATCCTTTCATTGTAATCCAGCTCCACACCGAACAAATGTACCTTTTGATTCTTCCGCTCAAACTCCGCAATCAAATCACTAAACCTCAATTTCAATACATAATCAATCGCCCCTATATGCCCATCTTTATACAGATCACTCGCCTCTTTTTTGCTTACATGCCTCATCGGCTCCAAATCATTCATCACCCGAATCCTCGCCAATTCCTCCGGATTATTCCGGTTCTTAGTCTCATAGTAATCCTTCAATATTCGATCCAATGCGATATCTCCCGCCTCTCCTCTCAGCTCCATATACCGGTCCAATATCTCTCCGGAATCCACCAAATACCATTCCGTCCCATAATCAATATGAGCGGAAACAAAATCATTCGGGAACATCAACCGGCAAATGGTTTCCTCTACCCATTTTTGTGCTCCCTCAAATTCTTTTTTCAGGTTCCTCAACATCTGCGCCCGGCTCTCAAATGAAGCCATTACCTGCTTTTCATTTACAGCCTGATCATTGATTGGCTCTCCACCATATCCCGTAGCGCTCTGATAGATGTCTAAGGCATATTTTTTCCTCTTCTCTGTAACATAGTCCAAACTTGCCCGATCAACACCAACAAACCCCACCGGCTCTCTCAGGTTCGCCCCCTCATTATCCGGATCAGGTGGAGAAACGCCCACAAATGATCCCGGGCCATTAATTCTCTTTTGACTACATACCGGGCAAGGCTTAGGTGAATAACCATGCCCCCGGCTCCCCTCTCTGCTCATCACATACGTGTTATCCTCCTCTCTCCGGAGAAAACCACGATGGCAATAAACAAAGCCCTCTCTGCTGTTGTCAGCCGTTCGATATTCACAATCGGTAATAAACCCCCAATAAATAGGCCATGGGCCATGCAAATCCAAATGCCTCTCACTAACAGCAAAGAACAAATACCAATCCAACTCTCCCAATTGGTTCGAAATAGGGTTTACTTTGATATGCTTCTCTGACAAACTCACGCTCTTTGAAACGCTGAACCTTGCCAGGCAATACCCTAAATCATGCCGGAATTCCTTCAACAGCTCTCCTAACTTCTTATCCTTGTAATTAAATATCCTTATTGAATCCTGATCAAACACAGCCAATTTATCACCTTCCTGTTCGAAAATGATATGTTTAAACTGTACTCCATCACTCTCCAATTCATAATCAATCACATGCCGGAAGTCCAACCAATACCAATATGCCTCATCTGAATCCTCCGGCATATCCACAATGAGGACGGAATTGGGCCTACTCTTTAGGTTACCAATCCCATCCTCTTTCCATCTGCTTGTAGCTTTGAGTTTCTGAACTCGGTAAAGGTCCCAACGCTCCGCAGCACTTTCACTTTTGAAAAAATACTGTGTCACTGCATCCTTACCATAAAACACTTTTTCGCAAAAGGCATAAATCTGATCCACCAGCTCCACCGATTTCGATGGGTGACGATATAACGCCCTGAATACATCAAATTTATTCTGTGAAATCAATGATTCCACAAAGGCGAAAAAACTGGTTGCCTGAGTCTCTAAGATATCGGTATTTATCCTCGGATCAGAATGAAAACGAATCCGGGCCTCATACTTAACCACATCCGCAATCTTCCTCTTTTGCGGTTGAGTCTCCAACCTCTGCTTTATTTGTTCTAAGCTCAGCACTCGTTTGGTTTTTTGTAGTTTTTTTCTGCCTCTTCCGGCTACCCTTCACCTCTTTGGGCCATGACCATCCTCCGTTACCCCTCATCCCCATAAGGCGATCAGCATGGTCCGGATCAAATGGTACACTCTCCCCCGTGTGCGGGTGGATTAAAAAAACTTTCTCCTTGCTCATAATTACGATGTTGGAAGGCGGTCCAATGGTCGGAAATCCGTTGGAGATATCACATGGAAATCAAACATAATCTCCGGGATAACTTGGAACCGGAATGCATTTGCATCACGGTTATCAAACCCGCCGAATCCTTTGGAGCCAATAAAAAACGTTTTCCGCGCAATCGGTATACCACGGAATTCTCCAGGTGAATCGTGATCATCAATGATGCCACCTATTTGGTTTTTCTCATTGATCAGATACACACTCAACTCCTCACACATCCATCCCGATATCTCCTTAGCAACAGCCTGTGGAATTTGATAAAACTGCCCCTCAAACAAATCCGGGTTTGCTCCCCTGATCTCTTCCACTCCCCCTACTGAATCATTCCCACCTCCAACGGTACGCGGATCACCCGGTGTGTTTGTAACACTCGCAACGAAAGGAGTCTGCACCACTTTCGTGCCATCATTGGCAATCAATAACGGACTCCAATTGGCAATCAACGCCGGGTCTGATGCAGGAAGTTCAAAAACATTCATTGTGGTCCCTGTGGAATAGGTTCTTTGAAACAGCATTTTATTGATCTGTCCAAAGTCTTCAAAACAATCTGGAAGGGTTACGCTGGGTGGAGCGGATGGCCTTGGGCATACACAAATTGGCATGGTTTATAAATTTGCTCGCTCTGGCTCCTTCAAGCGTTGGTAAGTAAAATCGGCTTAAATATAGCCTTTTTCGGAAATAAAAACAAAAAGCCCGGATCACGCTCATAATCCGGGCAACACTAAAACCAAATAGTAATGAATAAAATCCATACACTCCTCTCGCTAAGATACCACAACTTTTGATCTTTTCCCTTTCACCAATCTGTTAAACGCATATCTCATTGCATCCAACAAATGATTAAAGGCATCAATTGGAATCGATGCTTTTTTATCATTCCATTTATACTCATTCAACTCCATCTTTATGTTCTCACTCTCCGGATCAACTACAATCACCCATGTATTTATCTCCCTGATATCATCCGCAATCTTTTCCTTTACTGCCTTGACAACATTAAAGCCTCTCTTTCTTAGCCGTCTTGTGGTCCGCGGCTCACTGGTATCCGCTACAATCATATTGTAATACCCCACTTTCGCCCCCTCCAATGCTTCCCCCACATCATCTACTCCTGTAGCATAAATTTTCTCCCTCACATAAATCCTCCTCCTCTTCTTATCCACTCCCACCTCAATCAAAGCCAATGGGTCCGGATAATACCCATAATCCATCCCATAACATTTAATCACACTCTCATCAAACTCTCCCTCAATCCAATTCACAAATATTGCCCCTTTGGCTCTCTCTAACCATCCCCCGATGTAATTTAGGTAATAATGCGATCCATATATAGCCTCCTTTATTTTTGATCTTACATCTCCGGAATTTGATGTATTTCTGATCTCCACAATCTGTTCCTCCAAACGCCTCTTTGCCTCTTCTGCCTTATCCAGCCAATCCTTACTCAGATACCCTAACTTTTCAGCAATATGATACGTGGTGTGAATGTGCTCTATTTTCGGATGATTGCTCACCGTCACATCATACCCCATCATCATCCTCTTTCTACTGCTCGGCTTTATGAATCTCTTGTATATGAAATGTTGTCGAGTCGTAGGGTTCTGAATCCATATCACCCTGTTTTGTTTTTCCGCTGTCCGTATTGAATCATCAATGACATTGAACGCATTTTCATCATTAAAATCCTCCCCCTCTTCCACTACCCATGTCGTAATCCCCGCAATAGACTTCAATTTACCGGTCTGATCCTTACCATGCGCCCGAATACCGGAGAAATAAATAAAAGATCCCGTCCGCTTATTAGTGACCACATTCCTGGTAATGTGAAAATCCTGCTCGATCTTCAACCTTTCCAATGTCATTTGAAATTCCGGAATGATTGACAACTCTGCAGATGTCATTGTATACCTCGTGAACAAAACACCGTGTCCTCTTTCATATGTCAGCCTCGCTATAAAATCATGCACCGTTGATGATTTCAACGATCCTCGCCCACCAGTCAGTAAAAAATACCTCTTTTTGCTGGTGTATAAAGGTTGAAAGATTTTGTTGATCTTCACTCCCATTATTCCACCCATTCAATTGGCTCAATGCTGAGCTCTTTACTCATCTGCTCAATCGGCTCCGGATTCTTATCAAACAATGCCGGATCATGGTTATACAATATTGACAATATCAGCCCCGCACTTGGCTTGATCAACACTTGCTTTCTCTTCACCTTCACTGTCACCAACCTCCTCTCATTTCCCGGCCCAATCACCGGCTCCGCCTCCTGCTCTTCCAAATCCTGTATTATCCCTCCATCCAATAACCTCTCCACTAGTGTCCTGGCTCTCCTCTTTAAGCCGTGGGAGTAGGTTAAATCCTTCATTTTTTGAGCTTTTAAATAAAGACGTTCAATAGGTTCGACGTTATTTACCCAATTCCACCATGTACTTTTGCTCCTGATCCCACAATACTGCAAACACTCCTCCAACGAATACTCATCAGTTTCATACATCATGCAAACCACTTCCGCAACATTCATTTTCTCCTCATCACTCAATATCACTCCTTTTCTAACCAATGGTATCAAATAAGTCTCCTCATTAAATATCACCTCTTTCATCTCTTTCATCTCTTTCCCTGCCATCTCTTCTCATCTTTAATACGGAAATTTGATAATAGGATTGTAATCAAATCCTCTTTTACTGCTCCCATCATACCTCACCCACTTTGATCCCCATTTTTTCCTCAACTTAAAAAACTGATCTTTTTCCTTTTCCAAATTCCGATAGGTTGAACAACCGCCCTCCTGCTCCGACTGCTTTACATCCAACGAACACCAATTCGCTCTCAGCACATACCCATAATGCTGTACTTGCTGCAAGCTCATATCATAATCCTCTTTCAATGGTAACCCCTCATCATACCTCAACCTGTTCCCCTTCATAAACCCCTGAATAGGCCCACCAATATAAGCCGTGAATGAAAAAGGCATATGCTCCCGGTATGATCCCTTATCACTTGCCGGATTTATGCCGAAGAAAAACACATTCGCATCTCTGCACAAAATCCCCATCATTTCACAAAACTCCATCCAATCCTCTCCCTTCATGTACACTTTCTCTGTGTCCTGGTATTCGAATATCCGGGAAATATCATCATCCATCAAAACTAACCCATCATAATCCCCCATCATTTCATCCAATATCCAGTTCCTTACCCTGCACAAATTCCCCTGTGCTTCATCCGGACAAACTACTATATCATTCCCATTCCTCCGGTACTCATCCGCCTCACTTTCCATCACTACCAATTTAACGAACGGAAACGCTTTTTGAGTCAATGACTTTTCCGGACGTTTATAACTCGGTGAAAAAAATCCCATTTTCATATCTATCCTTTTTTACTGAAATG